TGCAGCATTAGCTGAAGAAGATTAAGGAGAAATATATGGATATTAATTTAAGTTTATCACTGGAAGAGGTTAATGGCATTATGGCAGCACTAGGTCAAATGCCGTTCGGTCAAGTTGAACCTCTTGTCAACAAAATTCGCCAACAAGCGATTCCTCAGGCTCAAGCAATTCAAGAGGCCGACCAGGAAGTAGAAGCAGTAACACCTAAAACTAAGTAATTAGTTAGGCGCAAAAAGAAACCCACCTTAATCGGTGGGTTTTTTCGTTTTATACTGTTATACTGGTCTGACATTTTGATATTGTAATCGTGTCAACACAGCCTCATCGTTTCTCACTCTACCACCACCTCCAGAACCGCCAGAGACCCCGCCATTATTTACAACGTTTGTGGTCTTATTAACTATCACAGGTGCTGATGATTTTGCGCTTGGACCTGCTAGGTTTTGATTCTCTTTAGTAGCGGCTGTAGCTCTTGGACCTAATGAAGAAGGTGGGGTTTGTTGAGGCGTAGCTGTCGTTTGAGTCGCTTGCATATGAGCCTCTTCTTTAACACTTTGTACAAACTTTGGGTCTTTCATGGCATCAGCGCCATATTCATTGGATAACTTCTTATAAATTTGTTCTTCAGTTTGAGGGTTAACTGTATCTGGCACTTTAGTTGCTGTTTGTCCGACTGATTTGGGTGCAATACCTTTTTGTGTTTTCCATTCTTCAAATGTAGGACGTTTTTTGCCTTTATAATCTTTCAGTTCAACTTCTGTTTTATATTGTTGATATGGGTCAGTTTTCTTAAATTGTTGATACTTTTCAAACTCAGCCATTTCAGCCGTGCGTTGTTTAGTTACATCTTGACCTGTAAATTTATTTACAATTTTACCTGTTCTTTTTAGTTGTTCTTTATCCGCTTCCATGGATTTAACTCTAACTTCATCAGAAACACCAGACAATTTACGTTTATCCATAAATTTCTTCATATCTTCTGGTGTTGTTTTTTCATCATAAGATTTGTTATAAGAATCTGAAGATTTACCTGTGATTGCTTCATATCCTTTATCAATTAATTTAGAACCTGCTATCACTCCACCAACAACTAAACCCAATGGAGCTAGTATGCCAGCCAAAGGACTGAGTATTGATAACAAACCTGTACCAAAAGTGGATAACAGACCGCCAAGTGTGCCTAAAATTGATTTGAAATTCTTAGCAATAAAATCAAATATACCTTCTTTTTTCTCCTTAGGTTTCATTCCTTTGGTGATAGCATTTATTAATTCTTTATGTCTGGTTCCAGTATCCTTCTTGTCATTTTCATATCGAGTATCAGCTTCTGTTTTTTGTTCTTCTTTGAATGCTTCATCTAATTCTCTAATTTTTTTATCTTCTTCAAATTTGTCAGACATTAATTTATATAAAGATTTAATGGCTGTAGCGGTACCAGATTCACTAGTATTGGAAGTACCTTTATTTTGACCAAAAACTTTAGAAAACATTTTAGATTTTCTATTTTCAGTTGGTGTTGGTTCTTCAGCCCTTGGAGGCGCTTGTATTCCTGTGAAATATGAGATATCACTAGGGTCTCGTTTTCTTTTCATGCCGTAAGCTGTGGCGGCCAATTTACCTATACCTGGAATCTTACTGAGCATATTCATTGGGTCAAACATACGTTTAATGCCAACGCCACGTGCTTTAATTTTATCTCCAATAGCTCCTTTAATTGAAGACCCAATACCTTGTCCTTCCATCACTCGTTCAGAGGCCAACTGCATCAATCCTTTTGACCGGGTGATATCAGCTTGTTCGTATCCAGAACCAGTTCTAATGCGTTTACGCATAGGTGCACCGGTTTTTGGATTAATCGTATAAAAGTATTTTTGTTTTTCAACATCTTTAGGAGATTCTTCTGATGATTTAGGATGGCCACCCAATTTCTGATTCTCACCCCTAGACGCCGCTCGAGCAAAACTATCATTTAGTCCAACAACATACCACCAGCCTTTGCCTTTGTAAGCATTAGGATCCCAACCAAATGTAATTTTACCTATTTTCTTTTTAATCATCTGTTTCTCTCAGCATTTTTTTGTTTAATTTTTTCATTTTCAGCTTCGATATACTGAATTAGCATAGTGATATAAATGTCTCTTTCCCACGGTATCATTTCCTCAAGCTCCGCAAGACTATACTTATGGTGTTGCATCAGTGAGAAATTAGTTTTATAATAATTTCCCAAATTTTCATGACGAAAGGTAATTAAAAAAAACTTTCGAGGCCTTCTACTTTGATTTTATGATTGAAACCACATTTCTTGCAGGTGACTTCAATTTCTTTTTTCAATTTAGGTAAGTTCTCAACAAATTCTTCTATTTTCTCAAATTGGTCTTTTGTTAATGATTCTAAAAAGGCCATCAACTCTTCTCTAGGAGTTTCATGTGCATAATATAAATTGTCTTCATCATAGACATATTCAATACATTCAATAATCAATTCAAAAGCAATATCTGTTGCATTATCAAGGTCTTGTAATTTATCAACCAAATCAAAGTTTGGATATCTTAATTTAACACCAACAGTTGGTGTAATTTGAATCTTATCATTTAAATCTTTTGGCATGTCAACTTGGACATCCAATATGTTAAATTTGGTATCCATCGTGTTGTTACAAACCACACCATCTACTTCATTTTCACATTTATATTTCGATTCTACAACCTCACCAACAGACCTGGCACGAATGTTTAGAAAATAATATTCAATATCAACAATTGGTAATGTATCAATGTCAATATCAGAAATCAAACAATTATTTAAAATATGTTTGACATTACTTTCAATTACACCTTTTTCGCCAGATTCCATTGCCATCAATAAAATCTTTTGTTCTTTGACCAAAAATGGTCTAAATTTAATACTTTTCTTCGACACCGGCAGAGTAATCTCAAACGTGGGTGCGGAAATCTTAGGTAAAGCCATTATTTAACTCCTATCAAATCAGTTATGGTAAAAATTTATCAGTAGTGCTTTTCATTCCTTGGATTGTGAATTTATCTTGGTTAATCTTAGAAGCATTTTGGTCCAATTGAGTGTCCAAAGCGCCACGGCCTTGTGAATTAATAACCGAAGACAATGTTTTTGTACCACCCAAACTCGGAATAATTGATGTAGCTGCACCGGCAACTCCCAATATAGCATACGGATTGCCATTTTTCAAAGCTTGGCCAGCATTTGCAGCTAAAGCACCAATCTGAATTGCCGCGGCTAAATTGAATGGTGAGTTCTTACCGGATACCAATGCGTGTGCGGGTTGAGCGGTAGATAGTAATTCCCAATAAGTGTATGCAAATGTAACATTTAATTTGTGATACGAATTATCATTTGACCAATCCAAATCTAATTGATTAACTGCTATTGGAAAAGCATCAATCATTTTTATGTTATGTATTTCATTATTCGACATATCATATTGTGTTACGGTGATATCTGAAACATAATTCTTTTTGAATTCAAAGTTCCAATTTTGAGTTGGATTGATATAGTTCATCCATTCATTGAATACGGTCTTTTCAAGCATAGAACCACCTACAATAAATGTTAAGGTGATGTCTTCATATGCGCTTTGATATGGAAACTTTTCAGAGGGGCCGTAAATTTTTAGGTCACTTGTAGATATTGTACGACCAGGAAGTTGAGCATTCTCACATCTGAGTGATAATGTTTGAGCATCTATAATTCCATTGAGTTTAGCAGGAATGTTTATTTTGACCTTGAAACGAGAAGGTCTTGCTAAATCATCAGTAAAAGATGAAAGAAAATTGTTTATCATACTTGTCCTATTGTCGTTACAGTATTAGCATGTTGACCTTGGCTTCCATATTTAATTTGATTCATCGACTCTTGCCAAACTTCTTTTGCTGTTGCCTTTTGGAACTGTTGTGTAGGCAAGAACACTGCTGTTTCCCACTCATGTGGTTGTACCATTAAAATCTTGCTTGCTATACGAGGATACAAATATCGTTTTAAACAAGGTCTAAATTCTTTGTATCGTTTTGTAGCATCTAAAATTTCATAACTAATTCTTACTTTAACTGGGTCATCATTCTGATTTACCACAGCTCTATCCATCAATTTGTCCATAAATCCAGCACGGATTTTAGGTGGAATATAATGTAAATTCAAACCCAAGAACCCATCGTTATATCTCTCAAGTGGAATAACTAGAGGGAACGCATCCCAATAGTCTAACCTTTCGGCTGTTTTAGCATTATAATAAAAATAATACAAACCACCAATCAGAAATCTGTTAGTATTTCTATCGGTTTCTTTTCTAATCTGATTAGCCAAAGTAATCGGATTACGTAGATTGTTTATCTTACTAACAAACCATTTATAAGAATCAACCGAATATTTGTGATAATCGTATTGACTTCTTTGACTGGTTAAATCTGTTAATTTTGATATTGTTCTTGTAGGTGTCATCATCTATTTATGTTATAATCCCAAGTGTTCTTCAGTTAAGATTTTGAATTCCCAACCTCGGTCATTACAAAATTCTGTAGCAGCTTTCCATTTGGCCTGATTGACAGACCAAGTCACAACTTCATTGATATATTGTTTTGTAATTCTCTTCTTAACCTGTGGTTCGGTTGCCTGTTTTTTAGGCTTAACTTCCCATAAAAAAGATTTAAGTTTGCCGTCTACGGTCTTGACTTGAACATAAAAATCAACAAAATAACGGTGCCACTTGCCATCAGCTGGAGATTTGTATGGAACAATGATTTCTTCTGATGACCACGACACCACATTTGAGTTTTTATCAAGCCATAACATGACTTTTTTCTCCCATGAAGAACGGTAGGTAATATTTTTATAATTACCTTTATACTTTTGTGGGTTTATTGGGGTATATGTGCCGGAATATCTCATAAATAGTATATATATTAAATTTTCAACAAGGCGCAAAGTATGGCTGAAATAGGACCAGATTACCGAGGTGGGTATTACGGTGAACAGATTGAATCGTCAGGTGGTGGGTGGGACCCAGCATCCGATAATAAAAATAGCGGCCCGTTAGCTAAACTTTATAATTCCGATATTTACGACTTCAATAATAGATTTTATCCCAGAAATCTAGGTTCCGAAGCTCGTGGCCATTATATTAATTTTTATGTTAATGTGGCTCAAGGTTCTATGTATAAAGAACAAGGTAGATATACTTTAGTTACAACTAAAGATGGTCAAACATTCAATGGAAAAACAGCATATAACCAGTCAAAAGGTAATACAGCTTCAAATATTAATTTAAAAAATGTTGTAAATTCAGTAGGTGCACCTTTAGGATTAAATGTCACGAATGATATCACATTAGCAAGAAAAACTAAACGAATTACACAAGCTATTGCTTTGTATATGCCAGATACGATGAATATACAATACGGCGCTCAATGGGATTCTGCCAGTTTAACTGACGCCGGTGGTAAAGCTTTGTTCATGGGCCAAATTGGTAAATCATTGTATGACAATGCTGAAGGTTTCAATACCAAAACATTAAAAAATATAGCTAGTGACCCATCAACATATGGGGCCGCACTAGAAGCGTTGGGTACGACAATGGGTGGAGGTGATACGACATCGTTCTTATTGGCGGCCACAGGACAAGCATTAAATCCACAACTTGAAGTATTATTCAAAGGTGTGGACATGAGAACCTTTCAATTTGATTTCTTGTTTGCTCCGTTTGATGAATCTGAAGCTAAAAATGTTTTAGAAATTGTCAAAACATTTAAATTCCATATGGCACCAGAAATAAACAAAGGTTTGATGGGACGTTATTTTACACCACCATCTGAGTTTGATATTGATTTCCTATTCAACGGCCAAATCAATCCAAATGTACACCAAGTTGGTACTTGTGTATTACAAAATGTTAACGTAGATTATGCACCAAATGGTTGGTCGACATTTGGTAATGGTATGCCAACACATATTAGAATGACATTGCAATTTATGGAAACAGAAATTGTCACAAAACAAAGAGTGGATGAGGGTTATTAATGCCTAGATATTTTAATAAATTTCCAAAATTATTATACACTAAAGACTTAAACACATCTTTAGTTACTAATCTTTTGATTCGTGTTGATACCATAAAAGATAAATTGGACAACATGGCTTTATTCTACACATATGATATCCAAGAGGGTGACACACCCGAATTGATTGCTTCAAAATATTATAATGATGCAGAATTACATTGGGTTGTATTAATGTTTAATAACATATATGACCCGTTTTATGATTGGCCAATGCATTATCAACAATTTCAAACATACATCATAGAAAAATATGGTGATGTAGCAACCGCAAAGGCAACACATCATCATTACGAAAAAACAATAGCTACAATCGACAGTTATTCAGGTGAAACCACAAAGAATACATATACCATAGATTTGAATTCTTATAATGCGGCAGTTGTTGGAACAATCACCAGAACATTTCCAAATGGCCAAACTGTAACTGTAACTACAACTAAACGTAATGTTGATTCTTACATGTATGAAGATGAATTGAATGAATCTAAAAGAACAATTAAATTAATCAAAAGTGATTTGATACCAGATATTAAAAAACAATTTGATTATCTAATGAGTGTATAATGGCTGAAAGTATAAATCAAATAGGATTAGGTTATCCGCAGGACTTTGCGCTAGAATCTTGCGTAATAATAACAGCTTTAGGTCAACCAACCGATTTCAGTAAAATGGTTGTTGAAATTAATTATTTTGAAGATATTTACAATTCAACGATTACTGGTAATTTGATTTTAAATGATTCTAGCGGTTTTTTAAATATGTTGGGTTTCTCCGGGAATGAATACTTGTTATTATCATTCGGTAAACCGGGTCTAGATACTAGAAAAATAAGCAAAACATTTAGAATCTATAGTGTCTCGAATCGCGGCATGGTTAAAGACCAAAATGAAAACTATATTTTAAATTTCTGTTCAGAAGAGACCGTGTTATCTGAACAATATAAAATTAGTAAGTCTTACAGAAATAAAAAAATATCAGAAATTATTAAAGACATTTTATTCAATCAATTATCAGTAAAAACGGGTAAATTCGAAGATAGCAATATTGAAGAAACACGTGGAACAAGAGATATCATAATTCCCAATTTGAAGCCATTTGAAGCTATTAGTTGGTTGAGTACACAGGCTATTTCCAATTCATCAAAAACAGAAGGTTCCCCTTATTTGTTTTTTGAAAATTATAATGGTTTCAATTTTAAATCACTACAAAGTTTATATACAGGTAAATCTTATAAGACTTATAGGTATGAACCAAAAAATACAACCTTACCTGAAGATGCTCGGGTTCAAGACATGGAAGCTGAGTTGACCAATGTGTTAGCATTTGAAAATTTGTCTAATTTTGATACAATAAATTCAATCAACACGGGTGGTTTTGCTAATCGGTTATATGCTATTGACCCCATAAGACAATCATACTCTGTAAATGATTTTGATTATTGGGACTATTCATTAAAGACTGAAGGGTTGAATACTTTTCCGGTAATTACAAATGCCAAAAATAGAAAAGGTGATACTGCCAATACAGCTTATAATAGCGTAGTTAAAGTAGCAACGACCAATACCGGCCAAGCAACCTATAACTCATACATTAAATCAAAATCACCAGATATAAAAGACACGTTTGTTGAACAACGTATTCCATATAGAACAGCACAATTATCACATATTAATACTGTCAGGTTTAAGATTTCAGTACCGGGAGACCCACTATTAACAGTTGGTATGGTAATTGAATTTCTTGTTCCAGAATTGAGAACAATGGAAGATGGTGGTCGTATTTGGGACATATACTATTCTGGTAATTTTATAATTACAGCGGTGCGACACACAATCAATCAAGAAAACAAATTTATTACAATATTGGAAATTAGTAAGGAAAGTTTAAAAACACCATACTATCAATTTAATAATGAGTTACCATCTTGGAAAGAAATTAGGGGTAGATAATGCAACGTAATAGTTTTATGGGATTGGATGGTTTTGTATGGTTCATGGGTGTTGTTGAGAACCGAATAGACCCATTAAAAATGGGTCGGGTACAAGTGCGTATATTTGGTTGGCATACTGATGATAAGATGTCGATTCCAACAAATGATTTGCCTTGGGCTCAGCCTATGTTTCCGACAAACGCTTCAATAACAACCAGTGCACCAAAAGAAGGTGATTATGTTGTTGGATTTTTCACTGATGGTGAAGGGGCTCAATTTCCAGTATTTTTAGGTGTTTTGCCAGGCATACCAGATAAAGACGCAAATCAGTCTAAAGGATTTTCGGATCCAAGGTCAAATTCAGAATTAGAAAACTCTCCTGTAAAATCTACAGGATCGACTATCATCAACACTGATGGTGTAATGGTAAAAAATCAAGGTAAGACTCCTTATCCAAGAACAAAAAACGAACCATCTACGAGTCCATTAGCCAGAAATGACAGTATAGCCAATACTGTTATAGATTTCCGCCAAAAGAATTGGATTAAAGCACAGAGTACTGGTGGGTCATCATGGAAAGAACCATATCCTGGTTACAATACCCAATATCCTTTTAGTAGTACCACAGAAACCGAGTCCGGTCATGTTTTTCAACTAGATGACACGCCTGGAAATGAAAGGGTGATGTTGTCACATAGAACTGGGTCAACTTACGAAATATATAATTCTGGTACCAAATTGGAAAAAATTGTAAAAGATAATTATACAATCGTTCATGGTTCCGATTTCGCTTATATCAATGGTAAATTAGAAATAACTGTTGAAAATGTGGCTAAGATTAGAATCAAAGGTAAAACAACAATTGAAATTGATGGTGATGTTGATTTCAAGGTAGCAGGTGATATGAATTTGTCTGTTGGTAAATCTCTGAATATAAAAACAGGCGAAAATATGACCACCGAAGTGGCTGGTAAAGATTCACATTTGGTTGGGGCTAAAACCGAAACCATAACAGGCGAATCACATTTACGTTATGAAGGTGATTTACACACACATATTGGTGCAGACTTTACAGTATATTTTGACGGTGATTCTGTTGATACGGCTGCCACCGCAGGGTTAAGTTCGCCCAACCCGTATAATAATCCAACAGAGACCATTCCTGTACCGGAGAAAATTAAACCAGTTAATATTATTTACAGGCCGGTTGAAACAAATACTGAATTTGCCCCAGCGGGCGTAGTACCTCCTGTGATACCTGAAAACCCACCAATTGACGCTACGGCTAATACTGAAACTGTAGCATCTACAACTGATGGGTGTTTCACGTTACCTATGTTACAAGCGGCGGCTCCAAAAACAAAAGATTCCGTATTATTGAATTTCTTACCAAGTTTAAATAAAATTTGTGGTAAATATGATATCAATTCTAAATTAAGAAAGGCACACTTCTTAGCTCAAGTGGCCGTCGAATCTGGTGGTTTTAGATATACAAAAGAAATTTGGGGTCCTACTGAAATTCAAAAATTATATGAACCACCATCTAGAAAAGCATCCGGTTTGGGTAATACACAACCCGGTGATGGTGAAAGATTTAAAGGTCGTGGATTAATTCAAATTACCGGTAGATACAATTATACAGCATTCGCTTCATCAATTAATATGTCTTTAGAAGATGTAACAGCTTATATGGAAACTACAGATGGTGCCGTAGAATCTGCAGCATGGTATTGGATAGCACATTTTAAGAAGAATGGTAATATAATTTCTGACGAAGGTGCATCGGAAAGTGTTGTGACAAAAGTTTCAAAATATGTAAATGGTGGCACAATCGGGTTATCCGAAAGACAAGCTTCATTTGCTAGAATCTATCCAATCTCTACTTAAAGCAACATAAATAATCTCATGGCCTCTTCAATACAAAATAGATATTCAGATTTGGATTTAACATTCACACGACATCCTATAAAAAATGATGTGGTTTTGAGTGTGGATGACCAAGCTGTCATACGTTCAATTCGTAACTTGGTTTTAACTAACCACTACGAAAGACCATTTCATCCAGAGATTGGTTCTAATGTTCGTAAAATGTTATTTGAACCAATTTCACCCTTGACTGCTAATTACATTCAAAGAGAAATTGAAGATACCATTAAGAACTTTGAACCTAGAGCTAAATTACAACAAGTTTTGATTCAGATAGAACCTGACCAAAACTATTACATGGCAATTATTTCTTTTTTCATAAACAATAGAACAGAACCAATCACAATTAATTTTGTACTGCAAAGGTTACGATAAATGGCGGCAAATAACAATATTGAAATCACCGATTTAGATTTTGATTCCATCAAGAACAATCTAAAAACATTCATGCGGTCGCAGGATAAATTCAAAGATTATGATTATGAAGGTTCGGGTTTATCTGTTCTTATGGACATGTTGGCATATAACACACACTACAACGCATACTACTTAAATATGGTTGCCAATGAGATGTTTATGGATACGGCAGCACTTCGTAGTTCTGTGGTGTCTCATGCTAAATTATTAAACTACACACCACAATCAACTGTGTCTCCACAAGCTACCATTACTGTACAAGTAAATCAAGTTGGTGCTAGTTCATATACTTTACCACAATTCACCAGATTTCAATCAGAAGCGGTTGATGGTGTAAATTATACTTTTATTACTAAAGATGCTTATACAAAAAATGCTGTTAATAATACAGCTACTTTTAATAATGTTGAATTATATCAAGGTGAACCAATTTCATTGTCTTACACGTATGTTGCTTCAACCAATTCTAAACAATTGTTTACCATACCCGATTCAAATGTGGACACCGCAACTTTAACTGTTAGGGTTCAAACATCATCAACTAACACTGATATTCAAATTTACACATTAGCAACAGATGTATCCAATTTAAATGGGTCTTCCGCCGTGTATTTCTTACAAGAGAGTTTGAACGGTCAGTATGAAATTTATTTTGGTGACGGAGTTTTAGGTAAAAAATTGACAGATGGTAACTTGATTTTATTATCTTATGTTGTAACTAATGGAACATCAGCTGCGGGTGCCAATAACTTTGTTTTATTGGACACGATAGCATCTGGTAATAATGTTGTTATTCCCTATGTGGCAGCTTCAACTGGTAAAGACAGAGAATCAATTGATTCAATCAAATTCAATGCACCTAAAGTATATTCAGCACAAGGTCGAGCAGTAACTAAAGAAGATTATATATCTTTATTACAAACTAACAATCTTGGATTCTCTTTTGATTCTATAAATGTTTGGAGTGGTGCAGATAATAATCCACCAATTAATGGTCAAGTATTCATTTCAGCTAAACCTTCTGGTGGTTATTCATTAACCAAAACACAAAAAGATAAATTGATTCAAAATCTAATCAAGCCTGCTTCAGTGGTAACAGTGACGCCTGTATTTTTAAATCCAGATTACACTTACTTACAAATCAATGCTAAAGTATTGTATGACCAAAGTAAAACCACTTTAACTTCAACTCAGTTGAATAACAAAATTAAAGCGGCTATACAATCTTTCACAAAAGCCACATTGAATACCTTTAATTCCACATTCAGTATGGCTGATTTGATATTATCAATTCAGAATTCGGATAGAAGTATCATAACAAATGAAAGTAATATTAAACTTGAAAAGAAATTCTTTCCTATAATGGGTCAAAATAAAAATTACACACTACAATATGGTGTTGAATTACAAAGAAGTGTTTTGATATCGGGTATATACACATCACCAACTATGAAGTATTACAATAACGGAACTCCATTGACACTTTTAGAAGATGTCTATATAGAAGAAGTACCATTTGCTTCATCTGGCCTACAATCAATTCTATTATTGAATCCAGGTTTTAACTACACAGATACTCCAATTATTGAAATTGTAGGTGACGGAAACGGCGCTACAGCAGAAG